GCCGTGAACGAAGCCAACATTGGTGGCGACCCGGAGGTCAAGGTCACCTGCGTGGAGTCGGGCCGCAAGCTGCGTGGTGAGATTCTCTTCAACGATCTCACGGTTCAGCCTCAGGTCGGTGACTACGTCAAGTACCGTGTTTCGTTCTTCAACAGCTACGATGGCAGCTGGGCTTTCGACACCCGTGCTGACGGTCTTCGCTTGTGGTGCCTCAACGGCTGCACCACTGCGGATGCATCGGCTCGTTCCAAGTTCAAGCACACCCAATCCATCAGCGTGGAGGGGGCAGCGAAGAAGATTCTCCTTGGCTTGGAGACCTTCATGAACATGCCCGAGGTGTGGAACAGCTGGCGTAAGACGTGGGTCAGCAGCGACATGGCAGAAGAAGTCTTCCGCAAGACACTGGCCAAGGCACCCGGCAATATCAAGGGACTGGCCAACAACAAGCAGCTGGACAAGTTGCTGGGCATCTACAGCAACGAGACCAGTCAGCTTGGTGCCAACAAGTGGGCGCTGTACAATGCAGCCACCTACTGGGCCAGCCACACCAGCGAACTGAGGAACCCGGAGGTGGCTCGCCGCAACCGGGAAGATCAGGTGGCAGCCATGCTCAAGTCGAAGGTCTGGGAAGACATCAGATGACACGCCGCAGCCAGAAGGTTCCCGACTATGTCGGGGACCACATCCGCAAGCACAAGGACTTGGTCATCAAGCCAATCATCAAGTGCAGGGATGGCTACTGCTACTCGGTGCAAGCCTCGAAGATTCATTACTGCACACCGAAGAAAGACGGGCTGGATGAATACCGATCCGTCGAGGTGTGGGGCAAGAACCCATCAGGCGTAGCCACGACAGAAGAACCGGAGCCTTTCGTTCAGATCGAACGAATCAACCGCCGCATCTACGATCACGGCGGAACCATCGACAATCCTCGCAAAGAAAGGAAGCGATCACGATGAGACTTACCAAGAAGCACTTCGAATTCATTGCCGACACGGTCGGTCCAGTAGTAGGCTGGCCTTCTCAGCTGCACGAACTGGCTGACAAGCTGGCCGAAACCAACCCTCGCTTTGACAAAGACAAGTTTCTGCGTCGGGCAACCCAAGCTTGGGAGGACAACAACCTTGAAGACATCGAAGACCAAATCCCCCACTAACTGGATCGACTGTCCAGAGTGCGAGGGCAACGGCTACGTTGAGTACGAATACGTCAGCCACATGTCCAACTCGGTTCCCTATGGGGATTACTACTCTCAGTTCGAGTCGTGCCCCAACTGCGGTGGCGACGGAGAGATCGAAGCTCTTGACGAGGACGACGCATAGCTGCATCAATGCAGCATGCTCAAATCATATCTTCAATTCATCAAGGACAAATGCAGCGACCACGACATCAAGCTGGTCGCTGCATTCAAGGAAGCGGACATCCCGCTATCGACCATGTGGCGCAACACCACTGGCAGGGTGGAGATGCGTTACGGCACAGCAAAGAAGCTTGAGGCTGCCATCGATTACATCATTGAGAAGAAGCGAGCCAAGCAGCAGGTCGAGATGCTGAGAGCCAAGGGACTTCCCGTTGATCTTCGGCTGGTCAAGGCAACTCAAGCAACTCATCCAGCACAGGGGCGACATGCCAAGGAAGAAGGCGAAGAAAGCTGAGTGTTCAGTCTGTCATCGCATGGCAGAGTGGTACGTCTACGTTCTTGCTGGCTACTGGTTATGCACTGACTGCTACAGAGAGGGACTATGCCCAACAAGAACAAGATCAAGGGAACCTACCACGAGAAGTATTTTGTCAGGTGGCTTGCCTCAAAACGCATTCGAGCTAAGCGACAGCCTTTGTCGGGAAGCCTTGGCGGCGAATACGCAGGCGACCTCATCGTCCACATCGCAGGACGACGACTGGTAGCAGAGGTAAAGTACCGGGACACCGGCAACTTCCCCTCCCCGTTCAAGGTATTGGAGGGCAGGCACATTGCCTTCTACAAGAAGAGACGGGGCCAACCGTCCATCGCAGTCATCATGGATGGCGACACTTTCCTCGACCTCATAGGAGACCTGAATGGACACGACGACCTCACAGAACCAGATGATTCTGGCTCACCTGAAGACGGGTAAGGAAATCTCACCACGCATTGCGCTGCGTGAGTATGGTTCCCTTCGCCTTGCCGCCCGCGTCCATGACCTGAAGCGTGAAGGCTGGCCGATTCACTGCGAAAGACGCAAGGTGAACAACAGCAGCAAGGTCGTGGGCTACTACTCTCTCGACATGAACAAGGAGAACTGGCCAAGCCAATGACATTCGATGACTTCTGGGCTGCCTATCCCAAGCGAATGGGCAGGATGGAAGCCAAGGTGGCATGGGAAGTGGCAACCTTTGAAGCCAGCCCCGACGAGATCATCGACGGGGCCAAACGATATGCCGCCTACTGCGAGCAGCATGAGATGGAACACAAGTTCATCTCCATGCCAGCCAAGTGGCTTTCATCTCAACGATGGACCGACGAATATCCCGGCCCACCCAAGCCAAGGGAGAACGATCACCGATCCAAGAAGATGGCTGAATGGGATCGCATTCTCCAACAGAAACGACAGTGACTTGCCTATGCTGCGCATATGTAGTAGCATAGGCAGGCATCACAAGGAGGACTCATGGATCGCAAAGGATTTATTGGTGGGTCAGACACAGTCACGATTCTTGGTGGCGACTGGCTTCATCTCTGGGAAGTCAAGACTGGACGAGCGGAACCGGATGACCTGTCTTCCGTTCTTCGAGTTCAGCTTGGTATCTGGACGGAACCCTTCAACCTCGACTGGTTCGCCCGCCACTCCGGGCGTGTCGTAAGCAGCGAGCAGTACTCAACCACGACCGAGGTTGGAGGCGTTCCACTCAAGGCAACCATCGATGGCTTTGTTTCCGAGGACAATGCCATCATCGAATGCAAGCACACCCACGCTGGCAACACGATGGAGCGCTGCATCCAGTACTACATGCCGCAGCTTCAGACCTACTGCCATGCCACCAAGGCCAACGGTGCCTATCTCTCGGTGATCTTTGGCAATGACAGATGGGAGGCCAGCTTTGTCGAATACAACCACGACTATTTCAGTTCGATGTGGTCAGTGGTGTCAGACTTCTGGGGTTACGTTGTTCGGGATCAACGGCCTGTTGCTATCGACCAACCGACAATCCCTTCTATCGATGCCATCCCGGTGGACCAGATGGTCAAACGGGACGCGTCTCAGTCCAATGAGTTCATGGATGCGGCACACACGTTTGCATCCAACCAACAAGCCGCAGCCACCTTTGAGGCCGCTAAGAAATCCCTGAAGCAGATGGTCGCTGACAACGAACGAGAAGTGTACTGCGATCTTCTCTCCGTGCGACGTGCCAAGAATGGTGCGCTGCGCATTCATCTCAACAAGGAGTAACCATGACCGAGAACATGAAACTCTGGGACTCGGTATCCAAGTCCGATCCCAAGTACCTCAAGCGAGTCAGCCTTGGCTCTCGCTCCTTCACTGCCATTGATCCTCAGTATCAGGTCAAGCTGGCAACACAGGCGTTCGGCCCCGTAGGTCAGGGCTGGGGCTGGCATGCCGACATCAGGTACATCCCCCTGCCCAACAACGACACGGTTGTCACGGCTGACGTGAGCGTCTGGCATGGCACACCGGGCCAGACATATGGTCCCTTCCCCGGTTGCCGTACCTCGATGGGCTGACCAAGGCCCTGTCCCATCTGGGTGTCAACGCCGACGTGTTCCTTGGCGAACACGATGGCAACAAGTACTCCGATCCCAAGGCTCAGACGCAAGGAGATTTCTGATGAGCGAATACGACACCACGAACAAGGGCGCTGTCTTTCCCCCGTTCCCCGACATGTCCATGATTCTTCAGGGCAAGGTCGATAGCAACGGCGTCGAAGACAAGGTCGTTGTGGTCAAGCGTACCTCCAACGCAGGCAAGCCGTACATGGAAGTCTATGCTTCTGTCGGCGTTCTGTTTCCCAACAAGACCGAGAACGAGAAGGCTCCGCAATACAGCGGCACCTTCCGTGGTCGCAGCATTGGTGGCTGGAAACACAACAAGGATGGAAAGAACTACCTGTCCCTCAAGGTTTCCGACAAGCAAACCAATGAACCGGACATCACCAGCAAGGTCGATACGGGTGTGCCGTTTGACGACGACATTCCTTTCGTCTAATCTGGGGATGTTCATGGCACTCTCCTTGTGATGCAACTGGCCCCGGTAGCTTTCCTCCCATAGCTACCGGGGCTTTTTTCTCCGGAGACATGAATGCTCACCATCGAAGATGCGTACCGCTTTCGCCTCAGGCGAACCGCTTGGCATGAGAACTTGGCCATGTGGTTCGAGCTTGGCGAACCAAAGAACCAAGAGGACTTTCACATGCGTCCCTTCCTCAATCTCAAGGATGATGAAGCTGTCGATCCTGACAAGCTGGCCAAGGTCATTGCCGAGTATGGCAGCATTGAACTTGACTCGCTGTACAACGGCAGCCGCAACCCGGAACACAAAAACGCTCGCTACATCTTCTTCTACCTGCTCAGGGAAGAATGCAAGATGACCTTCCCGCAGATGGCTCACTACCTTGGGCGTGACAACTCGACCGTTCAGTACGGATACAAGGAGGGCAAACACCTTGTCGATACTTTCAAGACTGCTCGGCAAGTCGCCGACGATATCATCGCTGCCGTTCGTCGAACGGATAACGGATGAACAGTTCGAGGAGATCGAACCTTACCTTGAGGCGATCCACACTTGG